CCCGATGAGTCGATGCGGAGGCTATCTGTTGGCGCAGTTTGTTCAATCCTCACAGGATAAGTTGACCCTGTAATATCACGAATTCCAAAAAGTCCGCCAACACCAATGATGGACCACCTCTGGTTAGAAGAGTCTGTTTCCACTAGCTCAACAGTAGGTGCTCCAGCAGAGATTCTGATGCCCTTTTGCGCATCGAGAGCGTACGTTGTGCTTGGAGATGTAGTCCCAATGCCCAAGCTCTCCGCACTCGCATCCCAGAAGAACTTTGGTGTCGTGCCTGTGTCCTCGTAGAAGGAGATGTCGCCTGTTCCTCGATCAATACCGATTACAGGTTTATCATTGGCAACATTTGTGTCGGCGGTGTCATGGCGACCAATGTAAAGATCGTCATCCGTTCCGTCTAAATGGAAATAGAAGCCAGCGTTTTGAATAGAAGAAAACACTTCAGTAAAGCGTAGGTATCTGTCCGAACCAGAGGCACCGCCGTCTAAGCGAACATCACCATCCACAGTCAGCCCATCAGCCGTGACAGTGCCAGTTACGTCAATACCTGTGGAGGTGGTGGCGAGTTTTTCAACGCTGTCGTAGTATAAACGAACCTCTGCATTAGGAAAGGCCGCAAGGAAGTTTTCCCCCGTATCGCTTTCAAGGCGTATGTTTGCACCTTGTATTAGAAGATTTCCTGTGCCAGCGTCCTTAATATAGCTTTGACTACCATCATGGTAAATCTGTAGGTCAGACCCAGCGCCGAAAATGGCTTTGTCGTTGTCGCCGAACAGGATGTCATTACCGCCAGTCGTGTTGCCATTCGCAAGAACCTCGGACAGTTCGTTGTTGGCACCGACCTGTGCATCTACATAGGCTTTGATAGACTGTTGTGTGGCCAGACCTGCAGGGTCATCGGAGGCCATGTTGTCCTCATCCAAGATCGAAGTGACCGTGGTTGTACCTGCAATGTTGAGGCTTGTGTTCGCTGTAACTGTAGTCGCTGTAGCCGCTGCAGGGGTTGTACCCCCAATAACTACGCCATCTGCTGTACCGCCGTTAATGTCGGCTGTTGTAAGAACCGCGGACGCTACTGTAACTACACCTGTGCTGTCTGCAATAGAACCTGCCGCTGTGCCGTCGTTCGCTTTGATGTTTGTTACTTCTAGGTTCGTCGCATTGACGCCATCATCCTTGAGCAATACGCTGTCAATCGTAACACCGGAGCCTGCTGTAGTCTCATCAATGGTGTTTGTAGTAATCTTCTGACCACTGTCCACGATAATGTCGTTAGCACCGGATGTGTTGCCGTTGGCCAGAACTTCAGAAAGCTCGTTATTAGCACCGACCTGCGCATCCACATAAGCCTTGATAGACTGCTGTGTAGCCAAGGATGTGGCGCTGTCAGACGCCATGTTGTCCTCATCAAGTACCGCGGTAACCACCGTGCTCGTACCCAACTGCAGAGATGTCGTGTGAGTCATCGCCTCTACGACGTTTGTACCATCACAGAACAAGAATGTAGTGCGTCCATCAGGGACAAGGATACCCGTGCCCGCAGAAGTTTTGACCGTGATGTTTTGGCCCGATGCGTTCTTGACGATGTAAATTTTAGAGGCCGCAGGGCAGATAACTGTACCTGCACCGGTCAGCGCTACACCCGTGTCTGTAAGCTCAAGCATCGCGCAGCGTGATTCGGAAGTCGTCCCGTTCGCCGTTGTCAGCGTATGTGAGTTAGTGGTCCACGTATCAATAACCGCGCGACCAGCGATGGCCTGCTCTACCATGGACGTGATGTTGTCGTTTACGACGTCACCCCAAGTACCACTAAGTTCGCCCTGTACTGGCAGTGCGAGTTTCAGAATCGGTGAATATGCGGTTACCATGTTGTATTCCTCATGCGGCTACATCTTGCCAGTCAGGGTTTTGTGTTTCAGATACGCCGCCCCACTCGGGGTCTTGCGTACTGGCGATAGGGGTCCAATTAGGTGTTTGGTCATCATTTATCTCGCCCCATACGTTAGCGAAACCAATAATTCCCGTAGCTGCAAGCCCTACAACAGGTATATCTGCGTTAGCCGATGCAACTACAGTACCAAGTTCTGCGTTCCCTTGCAATCCCGTAACTGGAATTGTAGCGCCGAGCGCTATGAACACGTCTCCTATGGCACCGTCAGCTTCTACACCTGTTGGGAAGACATTAGCTGTACCAGTCATGGTAACAGTGCCTACAGCGCCATCGGCTTCTACACCTGTAACAGGAACATTGGCTTCAGCATCTACTGTGGTTGTACCAATCTCACCGTCGGCTTCTACACCGGTCGGGAAGATGTTCGCCTCTGCAACTACAGATAAGTCACCCACAGACCCGTCAGCTTGTACTCCGGTTACCGGCACCTCTGCAGCAGCGCTGACTGTGACTGTACCTATAGAACCAACAGCACTGACAGCCTGTACGAGTACGTCGGCTTCCGCGTCGATACCTACGTCGTTTATGTGCCCAACAGCTTCGACACCCGTGACAAGGGTGTTAGCTTCCGCATCCACGGTTACAGGTGCGGCAATACCGTTTGCGGCTACGCCATCAACAGAAACAATGGTGAGGTCGGTGCCCCAAGCCGTCTGGCCCCAAGCACCGGAACCCCAACCAATGTATTCTACTGAAGACGCCATACAGACACCTTACGGAGTAGCAATACGTACGATAGCGTTCGTAGCGTCTGCTGTTGGGAACTGAACTTGGAAGTCACCCGCCGTAGAAGTTTTGTCTGCACCAAAATCAAGTACAGCTACTGCAGGGTTTGTACCGCCGACTTTATAGATCAACGCCCCCCGAGCTGTGATTGTGGCGTCAGTCCACGTAGTATCTGCGAAGTCCAAGAACGCTGTGGTTCCTGTGGACGCAGGGTTTGCCGAGATAGTAAGCGTATTACCACCTGCGGTGTATCCTGTACCCGATACCTCATTCGTCACTGAGTACGCAGTTGTAGCTGCGCTCAAGTCCGCTGCGCTCGTGTACAGAGCGATCTTAAAGGTCTGTGTCGTGTCTGCACTGAAATCCATCTCGCCGTTCAAAAGAGCGACTTTGAAGGATGTGCACATTGCCTGTGTAATTGCCATGTTGGCCTCCTTAACTTACCGGCACTCGGAATTGCCCCGAGCGATATGCGTCTTCTCGTAGTTTCCCGTCGCCAAGAGATTTTAGCAACGTAATGGCCTGTAAGTACATCTTCTCGTACACAGCAACCATGTCTGGTTCACCCTTCATGAAGCGGATAGCTTCGAGCAATGCGCCGTTCAAAAGCGCGGAATCAAACTCATCGCCAAGCCATGTCGTACCGGCGGTGACTATTGATTGGGGGTAATACCCGTAATGCAACTCCGAGGAATAAGAAGAGTCCGGAGTGGGCCCAACAATGAACGTATCGTCATCGAAGTAGGCGTAATGCTTCGGTAACCCTGTATCTGTAGGGTTTGGGTACGCCTCACGCATAAAGTTGACGTCCTTGTTCAGTAGGAAATGGTACGCCCCGTTGTCATCGACGACAGCCAGAGAGTACGACCACAGGAAGTCAGATGGCGTGGACAGGTACTTGTTGCTCGCGGTGAGCGTACCCGTCACGTTCTTACGAAGTGCAGGAATCTGCACCGTGTTGTAGATTTTCTGTTCAGCCTGCTGCGTAAACATAGCGAGCTGATCTTCTGTGAAAGAGTTCTCACAGATGTCTTCAATGTTAGTTTTCAGCTCGGTATAGTTCATAGCTTACCCCATAGGTCCGCGGGCCATAGTGCCCTTAGTAGCAGCGCCAGTACCACGGATTTTAACGCCAGTGGTTTTAACGCCTTTCATGTCAGGCTTCGGAGCATGACCACAGGGCTGCACGCCCTTGTTCTTCGTGATCTTCGGCTCTTTCATATCGAAAACTTTCATCGGGACACTCCTACGATGTTATTACAGTTACACGACCTATTTGGCCTGTGCCAATCAGATCGTTCGGGGTTAATCCAAATGGGTCATTACCACCACCTACCGGGTTCCAACCCCACTGTAGGTTGATACTACTGTAATCCCCAGAAGCAGTGATACTGGTATCAATGCGCGGATCGCGAATAGCCTGCGGGTCGTTGACAGGAAACTCACCCAACCGAAGTTGTGGGTGGTCCGGACTCCAACACTCGCGGCACGCCTTAACATCCGTATTTCGACCCTTAACAAAAAGACTGCGTAGCTCCCGTAACTTGTACTGGAACCCACATACGTCGCAGAGCGCGAGTGCTTTTTGGGAAGAGGCGAACTGGTTTGACATCAGGCAATCCTACCGATCCGCGGCACAAACCGTGCTGACGTCTTCTCTCTATCCTCACCCGCAGCCATCTCGAACTGCTCATCGTACACAGCCTTCAGCATAGGAATACGGTCCACCAGCTCAGGGACTTTCATGGCGATGTGATACGCCAGACCCGCCACAAGACACGGGAAGAAGCGGAAGTTCATATCCGCAGTCTGTACACCACTACCTGCATCTTGGATGCGGCGCATACGCCAGTAATACAGCACGTAATCGTTGTTATCGGGGACTGGCCATACGTTAACTACCGGTGCGTCCCGCAGGCGCTCCACATACAACTGAATGGGTCGTCCTTGTGATAACTTGTTTGGTATAGACGCGTACGTACTTACACTGATTCGGCTTATGGTAAGGTCCGATTGTGTGTTTGAGTTACCACTGTTAGTACGTATTTGGTGTTCGAGTAAATCAATGGTATCCGCTGGCAATGTGTACTGAGACGTGCCTTGCGTTAAGTTCACGGTACCGTCGTCGATCGTCCACATGTTGATGCCGCGGTTTTGCCACTCGATTGTCATCAAGTTCATGGACCTACGGGCAGTGCGCAAGTCGTAACCAGAACGCATCTCGCGGCCCGCACGTTCCCATGCTTCTTCCGCGATCTCCGTGAAGTCCATATCGAATGCTGTGGTGCCCGATGTTGTCATTTCTTAGTCTTCCGTTTTGCAGGAGCTACACGCTTCGGTTTACCAGCCGGTTGCCCTAGACGCTTCTTCTGTGCGACCCGCTTGCTTTTCTCAGACTTAGTCATCTCTCCGCTCGTCTTCGGAGTCTTGCTAGATACACGTTTGGTTGGTCTGCAGTATGGAGTGTCCCGCTTCTCGCCCTTCGAACGTCCGCAGGGTTTACCCGTACTCACGTCCTTCCAGTCTTCTTTGAACCACCGTTTAAGTGCGGCTCCTTTTGCGGTCTTACGGACAGCCATATCTACTTACCACCCTTCTTCCTGCACTTAGCAATCGCCCCGCTGGCATAGGCACTGGGGAAGACTTTGTACTGGCGCTTCACTTTGTGATAGCACGCATCCTTGACTGTGCCGCCCTTCTTGTAACCTTTGCTACTAGAAGAACAGCCACAACCATCGGATTTGTAATACCTACGCATTAGCGCATCTTGCAGGCTTTGCCACCACGAGCCATGCCGTAGCCGCGTACTTTACCGCCCGATTTGTAGGCTTTAGCCATGCCGCCGCCCATCATCTTCTTGGTCTTGCCGCCGCACGCCATCTTCTTGACCTTACCGCCTTTTTTCATGCCGCCGGTAAGTTTCTTGAAGTCTTCTTCGCTGTAGTTGTCTTTGGGGTTAATACCCCGTGTGCCTTGACTGCCGGGAGTGTTGCCGATCATCTCTGGCCGCATCTTGGGGCGCATAGACTTCGTAGGAGCCGAGTCATCCATCTCTGGACGCATCTTGGGGCGCTTGGACTTCTTAGGCGCACCGCTCATCTGCTTCTTCATATCTGTTCTCATCATGGGTCTACCCTATCTCAGGTTAACAGTTCCATTTCCGCAAGCTCTTGTTGATCCGGCTGTCAGGATCATTTGCGGTCTTGGAGCTAGTGTTTCTCTTCTTCATGCCCTGCATACGGGCACAAAACGACTTTCTACGGTTCGCAGCTTTTGAGCCCTTCTTGAGCTTACTCGGCTTTGTGGTGACAGCGGTCTTCAGCTTACTTCCGGGGTTGGCTTTTCGATAACTGGCCACACCCTTTGCATTGAGCCCACCGGACTCACTCTTGCCTTCTTTGCGTGTCCACGCAGGAGACTTCTTAACAGAGCCGCCTTTTTTGTAGTAACACCGCATTGAACACCTCTAGCTGTAGAACACAGTCATTGCGCTGATGTTAGTCATCGCAGTGATAAGCACGTCATCCTGACACCGGATACCCCAATCAGGGATGTTAACGGAGTGAGAATCTGAAGCTAGGAAGTCGAGGTCCAGCACTGTGCTACCGCCACTGCCATCAGTGATGGTAAGGCGACCTGCGCCGCCAGCAGTGGTAAGTACCTGAACCTGACGGATACGTGCCGGGCCAACTCCGAGAGAGGCTGCGGTGGTAACGCGCTTTGACTTTACGTCTGAATTAGACATTCGCTATCCCTTCTTTTTTGAAGGACGGCCACGCTTCTTAACAGGTTTTTCTTCCCACGCCTCGTTTACATCGGGCGTAGAAGGGTCATCTGCTTTCAGCGTTCCGTCTTCGTTACGGGCACGGACCTTCGTCACACCGATACCACGACGTGCAAGTTCTTCCGCGGATGGGGCTTTGAAACGATCACTCATTTTCGTTCCCCCTTACGCTGCTGCGATAGCTGCGCCTGTGTCAGAACGGAGCCAGTCAGTGCCGTCCGAGAAAGCAAGGATAGCGGAGCCCGCTGCACCGTTAGACACGTACACAACTGTGCCTGCACCAGCTGAAGCGGCGGAGGGAGCGTTTGCGACAGTGTATGTTGGGACTTTGATGTCACCAATAAAGCCGTTGGTAGAGGTCACTGGACCTGAGAAAGTGGTATTCGCCATGAATATGTCCTCACATGCGAGTTAAGTGAATCTGTCTGCATGTCGTCAGTCGGGCCTGTCAGATTCACCGGGGAGTCCCGATACGTAATAAACTACCACCAGATAACGTGATATGTCAACAACGAGAAAAGGGGCCACCGAAGTAGCCCCCCTCTTTTAAACGTGTCACCGAGCTTATGCGCCGGGTGAACCGTAGATACCCAGTGGGTCAGACACACCGAACGAGTAACGCTCACGGGCTTTGTAGCGGCTGTTGCCAGTATCAAAGTCAGCGTCCATCGAAGTAGCCATTGGGCTACGTGTGAAGTGCTTCAGACCGTTTGGAATGTCGGTCGTCAGGAACCATGCGTTATTATCTGTGAGATAATGGTTGATGGCGTAGCCTTCAGGGATGGAACCGTTAGAGCGCAGTGCGTTCAGATCGTTGTCTGCTGTACCGACGCGGCCCTCAGTTTCCAACAGGCGTGTAGCAACGAATTGCAGCGCTGGTGGAATGATGAGTTTGCGTGGTTTAGCAGCGATCAGAAGCTCACGCTCGTCTGTCCATGCCGCAATCTGAATAACAGCCGCTTCCAAGGAAGTTTCGTTAAGGTCAGCTGCAACAGCGGGACGGTTCGAGTTTGTGCCACCTGAAACAAGTGGGTGGTCAGTCGCACAAAGAGTTTTACCGTCGCCATATGTAGTACCTGAGAAGGCACCGTTCAGGATGGCAGCAGCTTTAACCTGCTTTGTGTACGCCATAGCACGAGCCAACGCTTTCGTATAACGAGACGACAGGGAGTCGTACAGGTTATCCTCGATAGCTTCCTCAGTGATTGAGAAGCCCATCGCGATGGTTTCGTGTGTGTAGCGAGCGGACCATGCTTCTTGAGCATTATCATACTCAATAGCGGCACCTTCGCCTTTAACTGGCGCAGCGGAGAAACCTGAAAGTTTTGTTTCTTCCTCAAAGGAGCGATCCGATGATTCAGTTTCAAAGATTTCTTTGTGTTCTTCGCCGTACTTAGCGTATTCGAGACCGAACAGTGCGTTCAGACCGGGGAGCAGCTCCTTGAGCAGCTGGGCGCGTGAAATAGCCATTAGTCAGCCTCCTTATACACCAGTCGTGTTGTTATACTGGTGACCTGCGTTCCATTTAACGTAAGCCTCAGTGTAACCACCCGAGCTGTTTTTTGTTTCCTCAACAAGACCGATGATACGGAATGGCAGAGTGTTTGTGGTGGCAGACGTATCGGAGATCGCACCGCGGGAGTTACCCGAAGCAGAATCACCTGTGTTGTCTACACCTGCGACGTTCGCACCGATGTCTGTCTGGGCCAGATCACCGATTGTTGTACCCGAAGAAACAACAGCTGCTTTGAAGAGCAGGTCAGTTGCATCTGCTACGTACGCGACGATGTCGGACGCAACAGTATTTGCGGGATAGCTTTGGCTATACAGTTCGTAACCCAGATTCGGGTCCGTGTACTTGCAGCCCATGAAAACACCGACAGGTGTCATCGCAGCGTCGAACGCATCACGCTCAACAGTACCACCAGTAACAACTGTGACAGCGTCGCCGAAGAAAATTGAAGTGTCATAGCCACTTGCGATCTTCATCTGACGATACACACCACCCACGAAGGGGGTGCCGCTCAACAGTTTTACCGGAATCAGGCCGTATGGCCCGCTTACAGTAGGATAAGCCATTTTAAGCTCCTATTAGTTTCCGTTACCAAAAGTAACCCGCGTCTTCCGTTCATTGAACAGAGGCATACGTGGATCATTTTCTCTCATAAGGTTGTTATCCACGGAGTTCATCTGGGCCTTGGCTTGTCCCGAGTAATACTCGTTCCGCTCTTCGACCATCTCGCGTGGTGCCTTGCACAGCATCAAACCACCGATAACAATGTTATCCTTGAAGCGCTCTTGCTCAATAGAAACCATCATAATCTCTGGGTGATCCGTTGCCTTTACAGGCTCCCAACCTTCTCGCAGTTTGGAAGACACATTAGTGGCATCTACTTGGCCCTGCGTGCTTACGCGGACCCAGTGATAATCGTATCCAGCTTCAGGAGTCGGGGACGGAAGCAATTCCGGACGAGTCCATGCCTTTTTACGGGTTGTGCGTTCGCGAGTCTCAAGCTCGCGGTTGATGCGATTATCAGCCATTGTTCTTCCTCATATCTAATGCAACCTGTTTGGCGTATTGTTCGGGTGTCAGCCCCAACTTCCGAGCGATTTGAACTTGAGTGCGTGTCAACGTCACTTTTTTCGGTGCTGTGCTCCGCGTTGCGGGTGCCACCACCTGAGTCTTCTTCCGCTTCGGTTCGGCATCCTCGAAATTATCGGGGAAGACCTGACGCATACGAGAGTCAATCGTCTCGTAGTATTCATCACTCTGCGGGCTTACGCCCTGTTTGAC